TCGGAGTATCGCAGGACATAGAGCCTGTTAGTATAAACCTTAAGGAGGTTTAATATGGCATTTCCAGTAGCCGTACAAGGCAGTCCCGGAATGGATAAAGCTTCTACTTCTGGTAAGAAGCACAGACTTGGGACTAAAATGGAGTTTCCAGATGGTAGAGTTTTCTACTATGGTAAAGCAGGTGAAGCAATCACAGCAGGTAAAGTTGCTATGATGAAAACACCTAACGCTGACCACATTAAAGACTTGGCTGTAGCTGCTGCAGCTTCTGTTGGAGCAACACAGATTAGTGTAACCAATGGTGGATCAACAGCTGTTACAGGTTCAGGTAAATTCACAGGCGATTTTGCAACAGATGGTACATTAGTAGATGGTTATGTATTTGTTAATGATGCTGCAGGTGAAGGACAAGTATGGCAGATAAGAGATCACTCTACTGCTGCTACAGGTGCAACTATCACTATAGATTTCCATGATGGCGATTCTGTAAGAACAGCTCTTACTACTTCTTCTGAGGTTGGTATTGCTGTAAGTCCTTATAGTTCAATAGAAGTATGGGATGTAAATGATATTGACGGAATAGTAGTAGGTGTTCCAACTTGTGACCAGACATCTGGTTACTATGGTTGGTATCAAGTTAAAGGGCCTGCTGCTGTACTTACCAACGGAACAGTAGTATTGGGTAAGAATGTTATGACTGGTTCTACCACAGATGGTTCGGTAGATGTTATGGCTGACGACTCTAGTGCTGAGTTCTTAATTGGTGGAGTTATGCACGTAGGTGCTACTACTGAATATTCATTAGTAGATTTAAACATACGAAGCTAACCGAATGAAAGAGTTATGGACTCCCCAAGGTTCTACGTTAACCAACACTTCTGTTGGAGGATTTAATACGGAAACTGGAGAGTCTATAACTCTATATACATTTAGTTTTAGTGATCCAGAAACAGGACAATCTACTACAGCTATAGTTCCTGCTGACCCAACTATGTCTGCTGCACATATAGAAGATATGGCAGCTCAAGCATTAGAACAATGGTTAGAAGACGTTCGCTTTAAAGATAAAGGTAAAGTACCTACAGATGCAGAACGTAAAGATATTGGAAAACAACTAAATGAATTTAAGAAATACGCTGCAAAGCGTAGAGAAAGTACAAACAACAAAGTATATTATTCTGGAGTAAGTTTTGATGATTGAAGTAAATCCAAATCTTGATGATATAAATAAAGTATTTAGTAATAATCCTAATGCTGCACAACAATTACATATTGTTGCATTAGAAAGATTATTAGAAGAACAACAGGAAGAAAACGCAAAGCTACAAGCAAAGTGTGATTCTTGTAAATGTGAAAAGAAATCTAAAACATAACAAGGAGTAAGCCTTGGTTATACAAAAGAGAACTAGAAAACAAATAAGACAATCTATTGGATATAACTTAGGGGCTATTAAAGTTGGTACAGCTTATGATGCAGGTTCATCTACTACTCTTATAGATGCCATTGGATTTGAAGGTGGTGACGACAACTATAATGGTAAGTATGCAGTTGTAGCAGATGTTACTGATAGTAACAATACAGAAACTAGACGCATAAGCGACTATACAGAGTCAGCTTATAGGGCGACACTATATCCTGCTTTATCATTTGCTACTGCAGCTGGCGATACATACGAAATATGGGACAGGAATTATCATCCTGATACTATTAATGAGTTTATTAACCAAGCAATCCTTGATGTTACAGGACAAGTATACGATCCATTAGAAAGTTTGAGCTTACACTCAAATGGATATAACTCACGATTTGATTTACCTAGTAACTTTGCTATGGTAAATAAAATACAGATTAGAGATGAGATGCAATACAAGAGTATACATAACTGTGACTCTGCATTTGACGAGACAGTAGACTCTGACATTACTGTAGCTACAGATTCTAAAGATAGGAAACAAGGCAATGCTAATAAATTTACTATTGCTGCAGGTGCTAGTGCTGGTGACATAGCAACTGATTCTATTACTAGTTTAGATATTAGTAGATATGATTACTTAGAGTGTTGGGTTAAGAGTACTGTTGCTACTTCTGCTGGTAACCTCAAGATATTACTTGACGATACAGCCTCGTGTGCGTCTCCAATAGAGACGTTATCTATCCCTGCCCTATCAGCAGACACATGGACTTATGTACGTATCTCTCTGTCTAACCCAGAGCTTAATACAGCAATTATATCTGTAGGGTTAGAGTATGATGCTGACTTAGGGGCTTGTGTTGTATGGCTTGATGATATTAAAGCAGTAGCTAATGACACAATTACTTGGAAAAATGTTCCAAATAATTTGTGGAGAATAGATAAAGAAGCACAAGATATAGTATTTACTACTGATGGTGTAGATTTTATAGGCTATAACTTATTAAAGATTACAGGTGGAGATAAGCCTGCTTTATTAACTAGTGATACTGCAACGTGTGAAATAGATGATGGATATGTTATTAATAAAGCTACAGCTTTAGCACTAGCATCTAACTCTGGTGGCCCAGCTACTGATCCTGATGCTAATAGACAACAAGCTGCATTTTATTATGGTATGTCCGAACAGAACAAACGTGCTTTCCCAATGTTAGTTAATGTAAGGACTGCATCTTAATGGCAACTAAAGTATTAGATGATAATGAAGTATCTATTAATGGAGTTTACTACCCTATTACTAGACCTATCCAAGCTGTATTAGCTTCACTATATCCTCCTAAAGTTACTATTGGAGATACAACTAGAGACTCACAAACAAGAGCATCTGTTATATCTTGGGCTGACTGGAGAGGTGGGCTAGGTACAGAACGTATGGAAGGTAGTGTAGATGTAGACAAAGCATGGTGGTCTACTGCACAACTTAGATATAAAAGACATTTAGTATTACCTGAATTAGCTAGTGCTACTGCAGCATTATCTAGTTATTCTGGTTCAGCTTCTAGTGCTCAACTAGGAGAATATAGTAACGAAATATATGTTGCTATGAATGAAACAGTATTTAAATATTCTAGTGCTTCTGATAGCTGGGGTTCTGCATTAAGAACATTAGCAACTGATTGTACTGATATTATTACTATGAGATTATCAGATACTATATATATTATATTTGCTTATACATCTGGATTTGATTATTACAATGGTAGTGCATGGGCAACTAATTCTAAAGATGCTAAATATTTAGCATGGTGGAATGATAAGTTATGGGGTATAGATAATACTGGACAGCTTTGGTATGCAGCTACTCCTAATGCTACACCTACAGATGATGCACAGTTACCTTTACCTGATGGATATGTTACAGATTTATTTGTAGCTAGAGATGCAGGAGGTAATTTAATATTATATGCTGCAACTAAATTAGGTTTATATGCACATGATGCAACTAATGCTAGATGGGTAGAGACTGAAGTATCCTTTCCTTTCCATGAATTTAATGGATCAGGAACTAAAAGATGGCGTGACTCTGTATATATACCATCTGGACAAGGTATATATAAATATATTAATGGTAGTAATAATGCTGTTATAACTACAGTTGGGCCAGATAGAGATGATGGTTTACCTTCTGACGAACGTGGGACTATTAAAAGATTAGATGCATCTCATAATGAATTGTTTGCAATGGTAGATGCGGCAGCAACAAACGAGTCTGGTATATCTAATCCTACTACAATGCCCGGATACCAATGGAGTTCAACTGTACATGGTCATGGTTCTCCAGTTATTGAAGCATCTAGTGGGTTAAGTGCAATATACGGATGGAATGAAGTAGGTTGGCAAACTAAATGGAAAGCTACAGAAAATGGTAAAGGTGTATTAGATACTCTAGTTAGCAATGCTCATGATGAATATAGATTATGGTGGGTATTTAATAACAGAGTTTATTATATGAAGTTAAGTTCAGATATTATTAATCCATCTCAAGTAGCTAACTTTGAATATGCAGAAACAGCAACACATGAAACTCCTTGGTTTGATGCAGGTCAAGTAGAAGTAGACAAGCTAGCTTTAAGTCTTAAGATTGAAGCATCTGGATTGTCATCAGGTAGCTCAGATACAGACCATGAGTATATAGATTTATCTTATGCTATTGATTATTCAACTACTTATACATCTTTAGGTCGTGTTGATTCTACTACTGTAGGTGCAACACAAGGAATTAAAACTTATAACTTTGGTGATAGTGCCTCTGTTTTAAATGGTGTTTCTTTTAGAGCAATTAAATTTAAAATGGATTTAGCACGTACAACAGGAGCAGATAATAAATTAAAAACTCCTGATCTAATATCTACTACGTTTGCATTCCGTAAAAAACTAGAAGTTAAGTGGGGACATACAGTAACTGTAGATTTTTCTAAAGATTATAAAGGTAATACACCTATGCAATTACGTTCTAACTTAGTTTCAGCAATAGAAAACCAACAGTTAATTGAATTTACATTTAGAGATGATAGTGGTGGTACACGTAATTACTATGTAGATATAGCATCTGCATCAGGTTTGGAATATACAGGGTATGATGAACGAGGGCAGTCACAAGTACTGTTAGTAGAACCATGACGACTCAAACTATTCCAGAGATGCCAGCATCTTGGGAAGGTTCAATGCCTGAATGGATTACCTATGCTACTTTAATAGACATAGGTAAAATACCTGATGAAGATTTTACTTATCAATCTCCTTTAATGGGTGGACGATTAGATAAGGGTGGAAGTGTTGTTGACTTTATGTTTAAGAACCCACCAGACTTAGCAATTAATGTACAAGGTAACTACTATCACTATGGGATGGGAGTAGAAACAGCTACTAGAGATATACTTGGTAGAGTACAATTAGCATCATTAGGTATAATACTAATATTTATAGATGAAGATATGTTAGAAGAAAATGCAACATACTATATACAAGAAGCACTAAGATACCGAGATCATTCTAGGTTAGGAAGTAGAGGTTTATAATGGCTATTAATCTTGCAGGATATTTATATTCAGATAATGGTACTGCAGTACAGAGTGCTGACGTTACCTTAGTAGATAGTGGGGGTAATTCAGAAGCAACTACAACTACTAATAGCTCTGGCTATTGGTCGTTTGCTGAATCTGATGAAGATGTATATGACATCCAGATTACCTCTGGTTCTCAAGTCAGACGTATTAAAGGCTCTGACAAAATTACAGTTGCAGAAATAGATGTACGTAATGGTGCAGCTGCAGGTACTGGAGCATTTACATTTACTAATACAACTAATGCTACATCTAATAGAGTAGGTACATTTAGAGGATTAAATTCTACTAGAGCTGATAATGATGAAATATATTTAGGATTTAATTTATTAAATGATGCAGGAGAAGATACAGAATTTGCAAGGATGACAGTTAAAGCAATAGATGTATCTAATGGTAGTGAAGACGGCCAAATAGAATTTAGTATTATAACTGGTGGTAGTGAAGAAACTGTCATGCTTATTAATTCAACTACAGCTGGTGTATCAGATATGACATTAGATGTAACAGGAGATTTAGTTCTTGATGCAGATGGTGGAGATGTATTCTTTAAGGATGGTGGTACTACCTTTGGATCAGCTACTAACAATAGTGGTAACTTAATAATTAAATCAGGTACTACAACAGCATTAACATTTACAGGTTCTAGTGTAGCTATTGGAGGTGATCTTACTATTAGTGGAGATGATTTGTTTATGGCAACTAATACAAGTGGTCATGTTCTTGTAGCTGATGGCACAAACTATAACCCTGTAGCAGTTAGTGGTGATATAACAATGGCTTCTAATGGAGCTGTTACTATAGCCAGTACTGCTGTAGAAACAGGAATGATAGCAGCAGATGCTA